GGACATATTTAGCGTAGTCGGTTCCTTCTAATCTTCTGAAAACCGTGCAAGATAAATAACCGCCAAATTTTCTCTTGATTCTAGTATCCTTCCACAGTCCCCAGACGTGAAGTCTTCCAGCTACATACTTCCAATCAGTCTCTTCTACACAAAACAATTGTGTGGCGACATTGATTAAATTTTCTTGAATTTCCCTAGTGGTAATCCCATCTCGTAATCGAGAAGTTAATCCTGATTCTAAAGCGAGGGGATTTACTTCTAACCCTTCGCACGCCCATTCTACTACTTGGCGAATTTTGGTAATGTCTAAGGGTCGAGTTTCTCCACTTCTTTGAATTACGTTAATCATTTATTTACTCCTACAGATTTTTAAAATTGTGATAGCCTTGTGGAATTTTCTGTAACGTGATCGTCTCACCAAATTTTGCAAGCATTGCGGCTTGGCAATCTTTCACGTCCTCAGTTTCGCATTTTTCTATCAATTTGTTTTCTATCCATTTGTCTGCCTTGATAATCTCAGGATGCCATTGATAAATCCACTGCTTACACTCTTCTGCAAATCGCCCCAATTGATGCGTAAACGGCTGATCGTCAGTCATCTATTCTAATACTTCGTATATCTGATCAAAGCCGTTATTCGCTCGTCTTGGTTGTGTCAGTAATCGCCCGCTAGTAATACTTAGAACTGCTAGTGTTGGGAAATCTTTTTTAGTCATTTATTTACTCCTAATTTTTGATTTTATTTTTTGATTTTCAAGCTTATCTAGAAACTGTAAAACTTTTAAAACATCATACAAAACAACGTGCTTGCCTCGTTTATTAATACACAGTAGTTCTCCGATAGGACCATGACTTACTAGCAATCGAGTTGATTCTGTTTCTAGAGTGATAGTTTTATGTCCGTTAGCAATTCTATCACAGCAAAATTGCTTTAATTCCTTTATTTTCATTTTATTTTAATTAAACACTCCTTTCCATTCGGTTCTTTCCCATTTACCATTTTTGTTAATTATCCAGCTATGAGGTAAAGTTGAACAGAGTTTTGTGTTTGGTTGACGACGAGCTTTTACATCTTTTTTCCATCTGCGAATAGTAGTTAAGCTAACGTCGTAAATTTCAGCAATCTCTTTGTCAGTGAAAGTCTTACCAGCGTCAATTAATTCAGGGATAATATGTGAGCGTTTAAAAAATTTTGTCAGCATTTTATCTGTGCATTCCTTCAATATTAGGACGGTCATTTTTTTTCTGATTTTATCAATTTCGTTGACCGATTGTATTAACTCTGTAAGAACTTGTTTGGCGTTCATTGTTATTTATCCTGAGTGTAATTTAATTTGAAGTAATTACATCTTTGTCGGTTGCCAATTGATTGATATTCTCAGTCTATCATAAGTCCCAGCTTTTATAAAGCCACACTCTTCTAAATATTCTATTAAAGGTTTAATTCGTGTTCTAGGAAACCCTAGAGTATCAGCTAATTCTGTAATATTAATCATTGTAAATTTGCCGTTATTTTTTTCTTTTATTGACTTTGCAGTAGATATAATGATCTGTCCTTTTATAGCCAAATAAGCTTTTAAGTTGCCATAATATTGTTGTCCTTTTGCTGTCTTTAAAGAGTTAATTATAGCAGTCTCATTACCGTTAAAACACAGGTTGCAAGGATTAACATAGCAAGGGCATTTATACAGATAAGTGCCGTCGGGAAAGGATTGTCCTTTTGGGATGATTTGTGTTGACATTTATTTATCCTGAGTGTAATTTGTTTTTAGTTGAGATGCCCGTTCAATTTCTCTGGCTAGGTAGCCAATATGAAACGATTGAATACTAGGGCAATCAGTAACTATTTGACGGATTAGCTTCAAAGGATTCTTACCTTCCCATTTTCCCACAAATTCACCGTTAGGGGTTAGCTGACTGACTGTGGTATTGTTTCCATCCGTTTCTACTAAGAAGTTACCAGCAGGATCACTGTAAGATTGAATCTCTTTGTTAATAATCAATTGATATTGATTATTAATTAGCTGTTCTACATTTTCCCAACAATCATCGTAAATATGGGCTGATTGACTAATAGTAATCAGTGGACCCATTGTTAAATCGTACTCAGATTCACTAGCAATTTCATCTCTGATATGACGCTGTAAAGCCCGTAATCCCATTGCATTAGCTGGCCAAGCGGAAAACATATCATTACTTCTAAAGGTAGCTGTTAAAGAGAGTTCATTATCTACTACTCTTACCCAGATATGATTGAGACAGGGAGATCCGCTGTGATTATGATCTGAATCGCCTACCGAGCGGCCTCCTCGGTCAATAGAATTTGGTACTATTTCCCACCCGTCAGAATCGAAAAAAAGCTCGTTTGATCGGGAAAGCTGACTTTTTAAAGCCAAGCTGTAACATCCACTGGTAAGACTTTGGGGGTTTCCACTTCCGCTATCCCACAAAGACATAACGGCACTAGCTGAGTCATTTTCTTCAATCAATTTGTTGATAACTGCTTTAATCTGGTCTTGACCAAACCAAGAGCGTAATCGCTGACCATAGGTATATTTAACCCCTTCTCGATAATCAGCATCATTAAGTATTTGTGGAATATAGTTCTTTAGATACTCTCTGTCTAAAGGTAGATAGTTAGGTTCTGGAAAATAAAAGTCTTTCGGTTCATCGGTAACTATCGCCATTAAGTCGATTAACTCTTGCCATTTACCATCATACCCAGTAGGTCTGATAGTGCCAATAGTTTTGATTCTTTGCAATATTTTTATCCAAGTTTCAGCAATAGTTTTGCCCTCAACCCGATGCCCATAGCGCGGCCCGGGTTTTACCTCTGATGTAGGTTCATTGTAGGGAAAAACCATCGGTTCTGCCCACGAACCAAGGGTTCCTACTTCTACTATTGATTTTATATCTATATCCCGTTCAAGATTTGGTATTAAAATCATAGAATATCGTAATTGATTTAAAACTTCTAAAGGAATATCTAAATCGATGTATCCTTTTACTAAAGAATCAATTGCCCAGCACTCTTTCCCTACATAATTCTTCCCTCTATAAACTCCATTCTCAAAGAAATCTTTCAAGCATTGAACACTACCAGAATTTTTGTCTTCTTGGGTTAAATCCATTACAACAAGATAACGAACGTGAGGATTGGCCAATAAATTACGGACTAAAAAGTTAATTCCCCTTGACGCGCTATAAAGATTACCAATTACGGCATAATCAGAGGGATCGAGTTTTGCGGCTACTGACTTAGCAGGAGTCCATCCTGTACAGATAGCAATATAGCCACTGCCTAAAATCAACTGATTGGGCTTGTAGATTGCATTAAACATTGGCTTTTCCTTTTTCTTTAATATTGGGTTGCTTCCAAGTTTCTATTTCTTTCAGAAATAAATCAGATTTAGGTTTCCAGTTTTCTATTTCTTCTAGAAGCAAGTCCAGTTTTGCGTTGATTTCTTCAAGAGTCATGATCATAATTAATTTTGCCCTTATTTTGTTGAGAGATATAGAAACCAATAACCAATAACTAATAACTAATAACTAATAACTGGCATTGTGGTATTACTCTGTTTTTTGCCACGGATTATCATCTAATCCCCATCGATGCTTAAGAAAAGCTTTGTACATATTTTCTCTGACCATCATTTGTTCGTAAAGCTTGATCAGGAAATCCTGCGCTTGCTCTTGGCTCATTTTTTCTACCTGAGACTGAAAAGAACGAATATTGAACTGCTGTTCTAAAGAAAGTTCGATAGGTTGAGACATGATTACTCCTAAATTAAAATTCAGACTCTTCTTTTTGAGGCTCAAATCTATTATCAAAATCTTCCAACGTTTGTTTTAAGCAGTGATAAAAGCCGTTAAATTCGTCAAAAGGTTCCCAGTCTTTTTCGTGATATTTGAGTAGCTTTCTTGCTAACTCTGGTTCAATGGGAACATAGATGTAATCTTCTAGCGTGAATTTATCTTCCACTGTCTAACTCCTCCCAAAAATTGTCAAAACAAGTGATTTTCATCTCTAATCTTCTGTTAAATAAATCTTGAAAATTAGGATTATCAATTTCTTTTTTTATTCTATCAGAGTATTCATGTAAAAAAGAAATAATGTTTTCAACGCTGATAGCATTGTTAGCTTCATCTTGATAATATTGTTCTTTTTGAGCATCCGACATTTTATCCCAAATTTGACTTCTTAATTCTATTAAGTCTTTTTTAAGGTTTTTTATTAGATTCGCATCCATACCATAACACCTCTTTTAGATGATTATCTCTTTTTGATCGCCATTTTTTTCGAGTATTAACCGAGTATCTTTTTCTACCTGAGATTTAGCGTATAAAGCCATAAACTTTAATCCTTTGCGAATAATTTCAGGCTCCGATAAATTCAACTGCTGAGATATTTCTTCGAGATGTTCTGAGCTTTTCCCATTAAACTCTATTTGAAATTGTTTGATACTCATGTTTTAGCTCTTTTTGATATACGATTCTTTGGGGTCTTCTGAGCCTAAATCAACAACCCCCACTAAGTTTCTTGTCCAAGAATCAAGATTGATTAAATCATCCGTTAGGGAATGAAAGGTAGTTTCTGAGGGTACATTCTGACGAAAAACACGCCCATATTCTAATGCTTTCTTAAAAGCCTCCTCATTAGAAATTGATCCAGAAAGATTATCTAACCAGGTTTCAGACTCTGATAAATTATTTTTCATAATGTACTTACTTCCGAAATCTCCATAACTAAACTATATGGCTTCTTACTTGAATTGTCAAGAAAATCTTGGTACACTAAGATTAGAAAAATTTATATTAATACAAATGTTCGACACTGCTATTGGAGTTGCGGGGAAATTTTTAGAAAATCCCACGATTAAGGCTAATGCCTCTCTATCCTTTTCTGTGGCTACAGGCTCTACCATGACTACCGATGCCGTTGGTAATCCAGTTATGCGAGCATCTTCTATAGAGTCTTTAGTAATTGCCTGTTGGCTACAGCAGGCAAAACCGCCTGCGGCAGAAGTACAAGAAGGTAGTTATCTCGATTGTGAATATTTTGAGGGAAGATTGGTAAAGCCTAAAGATTACCCGTTCCCGATCATGAGTACAGGAGAATTACAGGTAACAATTAATGGCAGAATCGGACTTGTGAGACAGTTAAATGTGTTTGAGTCCCCGACGGGTCAACAGCTAGGAATTGCCGCAAAACTAGGACGGAGAATTAAACTTTATGCAAGATTTGATCAGGGTAGTTAAGCATCGGAACCTTTTAGGTAGCCGAGGTATCCTGAAACAATTGCTACGATAACATTGCCGTAGGTGTCAGTAGTTTCAGGAGTAAAGAAAGAATGAATCAAGCAGGCGAAAACAATTAAAACACAGACAATAGACGGGTCTAGTTTAAGATATGACATTGCTATTATCATCCTCTATAAAAATTTTGTTTAGAATTGGTCTATCACTAATTGTTAACTTTAATTCGTCTTTCGTCCATTTTGTGAATATTGAATCGTATCCATAGATATATTTTAAATTATCGTCGACAATAACTCCTGTCTTTTTCAGTGCGTCATTAACATATTTTGCGCTGCCACAAACATTATCAGGGTCACGCCCAAAGTTTTTAATTCGCCATTCGTAAAGCATCCATACTTTGTCAGGAAAACATGGAATTTTTTGTTCTATAATAAGTTTTTGTATATCAAAGTCCCATTCTTTTTTAGTAGTTGCGCTTTTAAATTTATTTGCACGAGCGTATCTTATTTGTTCATTAAGAGTCGGCGGAAGTGGACAGATAAAAATCGCTTTCATAATTTTATGGGGCGATACTTTTTAAATATCATTAGCAAATCATCAGGAATTGTACCAAGTTGACCAGTGCCATAATTGATTTTTACCTCTTCAAAAGGTAACTCAACTGACGAAACACCCTTAAAAGAACCCGTATTGCATACCCAATCTAAAACACGACCAAAAGCCGCTTTTATCTCTCTTGTTTGTCGGGTATCTTGGGTAAAATCAATGCCACTGGAATACTCTACATCAGCCTCAGAAAACTCAGGATATGGTTCCCGACTGTAGCCACGATAGCCGCCATATCCCCACGATCTACCAATTGCTGTAGATAAGTGAATTTGCCCGTCTATATCGATTATGTAGTCGTTAGAACCTAAAGTCCGCCAACTATCAGGAGCGATAGCCCGATTAAATCCATCGGTAATATTGCCTAGTCTAGCTTTAATTATCGGAGCAGGATTGCTGATAATTGGAGTATTTATACTGACATAAGTTAATCTAAAATTTTGGAATTTTAGATTAACTCTTAGTCTTTCCCGGTGACGGGTAATCTCTAAGGGTCGATCTGCCCCTCTATCGCCTTCAATGATTGATTGAACAAAGTAAATCGCACCAGTGACGGCATCTTCTGATAAAGATACTGATGGTGCGAAAATAGAGAGGTCATCAATGCTAAAAATCATTAGGAAATTTTGCTCAATAGAGGACAACTGGTGTCTTTGACTGGACAAAATGGACGATGATCGAGATCAGTTCTGAGTTGACCTTTACACCGGTTACAGACTGGATAACCTAGCGCTTTCAGATTGTTATAAGTAACTTCATTGGTTCCATTTGTCAGGGGAAGGTTTTTAGTTCCACCTGTCACAGTGGGTAAAGTTTCTTCGAGGGTTTCTTTGCTTGCCATAATTGTTAGAAAGATAAAGTTTATACCGCTACATCTAGGGTGCGTAATTCAGCTACTCGTAACTGCTGAGAGGCTTCCCCAGTACCTACGGGATCAACGTCAAGAGTTTTGTAGCCGAGCCACGCTAACCAAGTTGCGCGAATCCGACGATCAAATTGAGTGACATTATCAAAAGTGATTTGAAACGGCATCCCTACACCAACACCTAACGCACCGGCTCCAATTAAATAACCAGTACGGGTAGTTCTAGCACCTAAAGAACCGCCCAATGTTTCACTTTGAACACCGGGTTGACCAGCCGCTCCGACACCGACACTATTGCCAGTTTCAAAAATATGGAATTTTTCTACCAACCCTAAATACGAGTTAACCCTTCCAGTATCCCCAGGGGGAATATAGGATGGATTGAGAATATTTAGTAAAGCGTCAAGATCGCGAGTCGTATTTGCTTGCCAATCGTCATCATAACTCTCTTTTAATTGCAGAATTTGAGTCGAATTTAGGAATAACAAATACGTCTGGTCAGGGTACATCTGGAACCTGTTATCGTGGGCGTATTGATATAATCGCCGCAAGAATCCTTTGGTAAAAGTTCCATCATCTCCTGTTGCCGATAGTCCAGTGGGGGAAGTAACGAGACTGCCTTTTTTATTATACAAATGCAGTGACGTGCTATCAAGCATAGTTTTGATCATGGTATTATCAAAACTTGCATAGTCGTAATACAGCGTATTCTGCATCCAATCAATCATCCCCATCGCACTAAAATATTCAGTGAAAGTTGGGATAGAAACAGGTCGGATTGCAGTAGAAGCACCTACTTTACCGCGCCCATATTCAAAGATTTCTGCCGATACGCTAGACGCACTATTATTATCTGATTCAGAAGTCAGATCAGCATACTCACCCTTTCCTGATAGTTGATAATCGCTTACCGACGGGGAACTTGTTAGGTAATTTAATCGAGGAATTCGGATAACAGTTCCATTACGAGCCGTAAAGTCTAAGGCATAATTAGGAATCTGCCAAAAGGCAAACCCAGGGATTTGAGTTTGACGGAGAATTGCTGACAAAGTGTCGAGAAAAAATGGGGGAAGATCAGCCGCAGTCGTTGGGCTATTTTTTGAAACTTGACCGCCCATTACAGGAGCCGAACGAGTCCCTCTGAACCAGCCTTGTTTGCGACCCCAATCATCTAAAGAGTTGACAATCTGTTGCCGGTTATTTTTAACATGGCGATCTAATCGTACTTTATCGTACAGGTTTACTGTCTGATTACCGCCCATTACAGGAGCCGAATAGATTACACCAGAATTTTTCTGAATGTCTTCAATCAAATCAAAGGTTTCGTCAAGCGCACCTGTAATTTTATCAGCATCATGAGCGACGGTTTTGTTGAAGTTAGGGAACTGCATTTTTTCTGGTGTTTGGCTACCGTAAAGCTTTCCTAAGTCAGCAAAGTTATTAATCGTTTTTTCTGACTCAGTGACTTTAGTTTCTAGTTGAGCAATTTTTTCATTAGATTTTTGGATAGCTTCCGAAGCAGAATTGAGAGAAGCTTCTAGAGTAGCTTTTGCAGTCTCAAACTGTTGCTTTTGGGCTTCTAATGCAGATTGTTTTTCCAATTCCATTGCTTGCTTTACCGAAGCTACGGTTTCTGCTACGGTGTTTTTGACAATCTCTTGAATCGCTTTGGAATCAAAGACTGGGACGGGAGTGGGATCAGGGTCAGAATTTTTGACTGGTACACCACTTCCAGAAGACTTTAAATCACCTCGAAAAGTGGCTTTTTGAGTCAGGGCGTAGATTTCTTCTTGAGAAGGAGCATCACTTCCTTCTGCTGAATCTTTAATAACTACGGGAGTAACCCGTTTGATTTCTTTTAGGGTACTTTTCATTACTGATTACTGATCACTAACTATTAGATATAATTGTACTACAGAACTTTCTGTTTTAGGTAAAAACAAAAGTATTGGGACGGGAATCTATTAATCTTGCTTGGCGACAACTGCCACTGGCAACAAAACTGCATTCGATAGAATCCATTTTTCCGGAACGGCGATAGTAAGGGGTTAGGGTTTCTTCATCTACTAGCCCTGCCATATACGGGGGGTAGTGAGGACATTTAGGATCACTGTAAGGAATATCGCAGATAGGACAAATCGACTCGCCATAAAAAATTCCCCCCATTGAAACATCGGCTTTTCTGCCATAGGAAATTTCTGAAATAATCGGGTGAGTCGCTTCTGCAAATCCAAAGACTAAGACCTGATGATAGCCATCTTTTTGGATTATTCGGTAATCTTCGCTTGGATTAGGGGATTTTTCGAGGATTCGTGCTATCCCTTCTTTGCTTACACGAGGCAAGGAATAAATAAAAGAATCATAGATCATCCCAAAAGTTTTAGTTTGATCCTCCCATTCATGATCGATCATCAAAGCGCATCCAGGGTAACTAGCTACCATGGTTTCCAAAACATTTTCATCCCATACCTGTCCAGAACCGTGAATTAAGTTATTTGAAGCAATTAAAGCAAATCGCATCAGTTCCGATGATTCCCACGGATCGAGTCCGTAGGGTTTGAATTGATTGATTAATTGCATCTCGTCGTCGGTAGGATGACGGGTCTGTAGCAATATCTCTAATTCAGCGCGGGTTAGTTTTAGTTCCATGTCAATAAAAAATACTTATATAAATGATTTTATCTAAAAACTTGACGTTTATGGTTGGTTGATCTATATTAATAGTGTCGTCTCCAACCGAAACCTATAAATATAAAATTTCAATACAAAATATTTGTCTCCATAGAAAGTGTATAGCTGAGGAAACAACGCAGGGTATCAATCCTGCGTTTTTTATTTCGTCCAGCCAAAGTTTAACGAAAGCATATTCTGGGTAGGTCGTGTCCTAGAGTTAGAAAAAATAAAGTAACAACCGCAATTAGCCCGACAAGTACATCTTTCAGTCGGTCGGGGGAGTGTTCCAATAGGCTGCCAACCGGCACTTTCATAAAAAAGACACTCTTGGCAAGATTCTTTTTTGGTAATTATTCTCTTTTCCCACTTGTTGACTAGAGCGTGTCCTCTCCGGCTTCCCTCCTCAAAAGCTTCTCTAGACTTGGCAACGTACTGTTTAGAGCGGTTGATTATTTGAGCCTCTGATTGAGTACCAAGAATAATATCACGGCAAAACTTTCTTAATCGTGCGTATTGTGTTCTAAGCATCTGACCAATTCTGCCATAGTCAGAAGCGTTCATGTCAGGCTTGCCAACTCGATAAAGCTGAATAGTTAGGTTTTTAATCTCAAAAGACATTTTCTCTTCCCACTCACTAACAGTTATTTTTTTCTCTAAAAGGTCACGGGTAAGTTTATCTGTTTTTTGAGTACGGGCATTAATAGTTTGTTGGGAGATTTGTCTAACTTTTTCAGTAGAGACAAATCTCCCCGTTCTATTGTCTCGATAGCGCCGAGTACCAGGGTTAAAAGAAAAATCACTCATAACTTATTTCAGGTTCTAATAGGTTTTTAAATTCATCATCTGGAGGTTTCTTTTTCCAGTCATCGATAGCTTTTTGGATGTCATCGGCTGTTACTTCGGCTCTCTCTAGTAATCGACCAATTGGCTGTAGGTTTTTATCTTCTGGGTTAAATTTATCTGCCATGATTACTTTATTCTAATTCTACTCTCGATGGTTTTATCGGGCTTTTCGATGCTTTAACAAATTTAGAGCGTCCAATGTCTTTATGAATCGGTTCTTGTAAAGAAGAAATTAATATTTCTGAGGGCAGTGGTTTTCGCATTTCCCATTCTTCTTTACTCATCTTTTTGGTAAGTTTACTTGGCCTTTTATCTTCTGGGTTGAATTTATCTGTCATATTATTTATCTCCTAATCCGTCATAAACTAATTCTTGGGTTTTTTCTGATTTATTGAGTTTAGCTTTTAGGTTACGGTTTTTAATTTCTAACATTTTTATCTTTAATTTTAATGTTTCATAATCAAACATCAGGCTATCGTATGAGTCGGTTAATTCGGCGTATTCGGCTCTCAAGTCTTCGATACTCAAATCTTCGATAATAGCGTCAAAGTTATTGTTATTCATGGATTTTCTCTTTAAATTAAATAATAACTCTTGACTGACAAGAAATAACTCTTGACAGTTCCCTAATCCACTTACGCTTCTGTTTCTGCTTTGTTAAGTTCACCGATCTGAGCTTTTAGCTTAGACACCTCATCTTTTAAAGCTTCAATAACTTCCAGTTCAGTCATGTTAACGACCTGACCATCATTAGAATCGGAAACAACATAAGCTTTTAGATTTGTCATAATTATCTCTTGGTTTTACTGTATTTTATCAAATTTAAAACAGTTTTAACTGTAATGGAGAATTATCTACTGGTTCTTCTATCGGTTCATCTGGAATAGGTTCTATAGGTTGGTCTAGCCTGTTACAAGCTATCTGATAATATTCTAACTCTTTCTCGATACAGATATAATTTCTACCTAATTCTTTGCAAGCTAAAGCGGTAGTGCCAGAACCACAAAAAGGGTCTAAGACTGTCCCACCCGGAGGTAATCCTAATGTGATCAGGTATTTCATTAATGCTAGTGGTTTCACCGTAGGATGAGTATTACCTTCACCGCGTTCGGATTTACTAGCTTTAGCGCAATAGAAAAAGCGGGCAGCAGAGCCTTCGCTAGATAGAAAATACCCTGTTTTTTGAGTCAACCCACGCTTAAAATCTACTACTGTTTTGTCACGCTTTATAACGTGAGGTTTAACCTTGCCTGACTTCTGATAAGGAAACAACCCCACCACCTCCTCGCTGCCGTCGTGGATGAAGTTGGCAGGCCAGCGGCCGGTGAGCGCATCGCCGGTCCTGGTTCCGCGTTCCATACCATAGCTGCCATAAACCTTGTTCTCGCCGCCATAAGGGCGCTCAAGTCCGTCATTCGTCCCCACCCGACACCCATCGATATTAATCCCCCCAGTTCCCCACTGTAGGACATTCTCCGCGACCGTTCCGGTGAGAGGTTTACGAGCCACAATGATCGGTTCAAAGGCTGGCTTTAGAGCAGTCCCCCAGCCTTCCCATTGTTTTGCTTCGGGTGTGGCGGCGACGCTACTCATGTATTCCCCGCCGGCAAAATCACCTGCCATGTTGTTACGAGTGCTTCCGCTTTTTCCCGCAACGCCAACAACCTCCCGATTTGCTCCGCGTACTTTTCCTGTACTGTTACACACATTACAGATAGATAAATCTTGCAATCGTTCCCACTCTTTGCGTGTCCCACCATAGTCTTGAGTTTTTTTAATCCACTCTTCCCATGACTCAAGTTCAGTGTTTTTACTAATACCATTACACGCAGGACATTCAACTACTGCAATTTTATCAATCGCCTTGCT